CTCTGATTCCCCTGAGTATCTGGCGGTACATTCTTGATGTATCCAAATTAGGAGGTAGTCTATGACAATTAGTCAAAAGAATACTGTTAGACGACTCACTATCTTCGGTCTATCTCACTCTGAAGCTATGCAAATAGTTTCCGAAATCAATAGACTTCTGAATATCAACGGTCCTGAGTGGACAATTTCACGTTTGAAGACAATGAAAGTTGCTTTCATTCAGCAAATTGCCAATCTCGATCCTGAGTGGACTTGGATTAAAACCAGAAATGGTTTACCCGTCGGTCCATTTAGAGTGATGTTTAATCTGAAGAAACCCCATAAGGTATTGAATTCCCTTATGGTGTATTCTCAGCTTGTTTCTCCTAAGGTCACTGATAAACAATGGAAGAAATTCCATTCTTCAGTGATCAAAAAGAGAGACAACCCAATTAATCTCTTTGATGATCTTACATCCTTATTGGATGTAAGACCAATCCGCTCACTCCGATTCAGTGACGAAAGAATATCACGCATGCTCTTGAGCAGTGTGAGAAGTCCTTCTATCACTGATGGTAAGATGAAGACTGGTCGATATGATTCTAGTAATAGGATCAAATCCGCCAATCACCTTCTGGCTCGTTCGTATATCAATACTCACTTGTCACAAGGTCAGCTTCCGGAGTGGTTCACGAATAAAATTCGGGACAATTGGCGTTCTGTTGAGTCTGTCCATGATGGACTAGACAGCAAAGGTATAGTTGGGCGGATTTCATTTATACAAGAACCAGGTTATAAGTTGAGGGCTATTGCTAATCCTCTTCCTATATTTCAAATCTTGTTAGACCCTCTTAAAGGGTCCTTGCTTAATCTCCTTAGGTTAATACCTAATGATTTTACACATGATCAAGATTCTGGTGTGGTCTTTATCCAACAGATGATCAAAGATGATATTAATTTATCTTCCGTAGATTTATCTGATGCCACTAACCACTTACCTTTGAGTGATCAAATCAATGTACTGAAATACCTTTATGGCTCATCAGTTCCAATGATTGATTTATTCGAACAAGTAAGTAGAAGTGGCTGGAGAGTGGACGGTCCTCATGGTGAAGAAGTTCTTCATTGGGGCACCGGTCAACCTCTAGGTCTTGGACCTTCCTTTCCTAGTTTTGCCCTTTATCATCATTTCATCATGAGATATGTCATCTCAGTAGTAGATGATGACCCAGATGTACTTACATCCTTCTTGGAAGGATTCGACAAGTCTGGTGGGGAAATTAGTCGCCTTTCTTACGCAATTGTTGGAGATGATATCGTGATGGATTCAAAATATACTGGTTTTTACATCAGTGTTATCGAGAAACTTGGCTGTGAAATTTCTTACGATAAATGCCTATTTGGGGCATTTACCGCAGAGTTTTGCAGTCGTATCATAACAAAGAATAAGATATTTAGAGCATATAAGTGGAAACCGGTTTCGGATTCCTCTTTCATCCCTATGTGTAAGTCTTTTGGACCTGCTATCTTACCTCTTCTCCGTCCACGCCAAAGGGCCATTGCCAATTATATCGGGGAAATCCCTGATACTCTTGGTGGGCCAATTGGATGGAATCCAGATGGAAAATGTCTATCTCAGCGTGAAGCTGAGTTATGGAAGTTGGCAGAATCTCTTGAAGATCTGAAAACTAACGAAGACATTTCCGTCCCAAAGGCAGAGATTCACTTTCGTTTGAAACAAGAGCTCGGTTTAATCCGTTTTCCGTTTCATTCCCTCAACTCATTCATTAACCTTTCGGTTAATGAGCATGTTAAGGAAGTTGATCCTCGCCAGAGGTTTGTACAAGAACTGATATGGCAGCTCGATCATGATGCTTCCATACCAGTAGCTTTGAATGCTGCTAAGTGTAACCACTTAACTAGCCATTCAGAGCAGTCGATGACTGAAATGGAAAGAAAGTTGAGAAACTTTACTTTTCCTATTCAATCAGAGAGA